GAAGAATTTGCGAGAGCGTTATTTGAATACTCTGCTGCTTTATCATCTATGACTACTACTCTTGTTACTCATGTTCTATTGACAGAAGAACAACTAAATGTTATGCTTGATACTATTAGAGAATTTGATGAACTAGGAAAGGAAATCACAAATGGAAACGACTAATACTGTAGAAACTCCACTTCACTATAATCCGAACCAGTTAGTAACCTATAAGGTTATTGATTTGGATGCAACGGACCAAGCCATTCAATACCCCACCGTAAAGGTGACGGACCTTGAGTGGGACCTAGAACAAGGCCGTCGTAAATCAAAAAGGCTGGATGAGTATTCTTCCAAAGTTGCTCATGTAGAAAGCAGACTTGCTGATTATTTAGAAATGGATTCAGAAGATATTGTCTCTGAATTATGTGAAATCTTTGGATTCAATCCAACCAAGGAAATTGAATTTGAGGGAACTGCAACATTCTCAGGAACAATCTCAGTTCCACTTTCAGAACTTTCTGATTTTGATATCAATAGCGTTGATTTCAATGTTGATATAAATTCATGGTCACATGATATTGATATTGATAATATTGAAGTTGATGATGTAAGAAGTTTGCGATAGGGGGCTATCCAACGGACCTGAGCACGTCCGCAAAAACTGCTCTTCAAAAATCTCGGGGGGCGTGACTAAGATCACAATTAAGAGATGTCCATTTTGTCCCCATATCTACTAGGCTTGTTTGACTTTGTCAGCCCTGTCTGCTAAACTTGATTCAAATAACTAATGAAAGGAAAAAATAAATGGCTCACGAATTAGAAACACAAAATGGTGTTGCTTCTTTCGCTTCTTTCAGAGAACCTGCTTGGCATGGCTTAGGCACAGTTTTCACAGAAGAAAAAAATACGGCAGAAATGCTTGTTGCTGCTAATCTAAATAATTGGAATGTTAGATTGGTAGATGTTGAAATTCCAAATACTCTTACATCAGATAAATCTTATCAATATGTTGTAAGAACTAATCCTACTAACAAGGCTCAGACAGATGTTCTTGGTGTTGTTGGTGAGCGTTATGTTCCTGTTCAAAATGAGGAACTATTTGCTTTTGGTGATAATATCCTAGATGGTGGTGGTCGTTGGGAAACGGCTGGCTCTATTCGTGGTGGTCGTGTAGTATTTGGCTCTCTTGCTCTTGAGCGTGAGACAGTATTAGACCCTAATGGTGTGGCAGATAAGGTAAAGACTTATCTTCTTATCAATACATCACACGACGGCTCTATTGCTATTCAAGCGTCAATCACTCCCGTTCGTGTTGTGTGTGCTAATACTCTCAACCTTGCTTTAGGTGCTAAGCGTGGCAAAAATGCTATCAAGCAATCTTTCAAAATTCGTCACACTCAGACAGCAGAGGGTAAAATTCAAGTTGCTCGTGAGACTTTGGGTCTAGCGAATAAATACATGGACGCTTTTGACATCATGGCTAAGGCTATGATTGAGAAAGAAATTACTGCTCAACAATTCAATGAGATTATTCTCGCTGCTTATCCTAAGCCTGAAAAGGATTCTAAGGGTGCGGTAAAGAAGTGGGAAAATAAAGTTGATGTTATCAATGATATTTACACAGGACAGTATAACGGCATGATTGCTAATACTGCTTGGGGTGCGTTCAATGCTCTAACAGAAAGATTAGATTGGCACAGAAACGCACGTGGTGGTTCTAACGAATCTCTACTTGCTGCTGCTAGTGGATTTGACGCAACAATTACAGCAGAAAAAAATCGTCTGCTAAAAATTGTAAAAGAAACTTTGTCGCTAGTGTAAAAAATAATTTACACAACTCCTGAGCATGAGTATAAACTGCTCAATTTTTTATTGATCAGAAAGCTGCAAAAAATCCCCGAGATGTCCGTTTTGTCCTTTTAATTAAGATTGTACATATTATTTCTCATAATTTTCTTATTAAGGAGAGCTTGATTTTTTCCCCAAATTTTGGTATTATGTATTTACCACAGAAAGGAAAAATATGTTAGGCTATACAACAGAACAAGTAGAAAATATGGTTACTGTTTTAAATTATTCTATTCATCATCATATTAAAGATACTAAGTTTGCCGCAGAAGATAGAGCGGTATTAAGACAATTAGAGGATCTATTATTAGGTTTATTGGCAGAGGGACGTGTTTGACATACACTGCATAATTTGCTAAAATAATACGACCAACAGAAAGGAACCCCATGCCAAATTGGGTATTCAATGGTCTTACGATTGAGGGTAATCCTTCAGAAGTAAACGACCTAGTAGCACAACTAAATCGTCCATTCAAGAAGGTTCATGAGAACTGGAATATGGATACAAAGCAAATGGAGAAGAAGTTATATACTTATCCAAATCCAGTATTTGCTTTTCATAATATATATAATCATTTAGAAGATAATGTATCTAATGAGGTATATGAGGGACAACCTGACAATACCCTGCCAATTGCAGAGGCTATGATGTTCAAAGGTAATCATTGGTACGATTGGAATGTTCGTAATTGGGGAACTAAATGGGATGTATGTGTATCTCCTGAAGATAAATATCCTGATACATATATTGAGGGGCCTACACCAAATGGTGAGAATCTAGTTGTGTATTACAATTTCAATACCGCTTGGTCTCCACCTATTCCTGCTATTGAAAAACTATCTAGTCAATATCCAACATTACTATTTACCTTATCTTATGAAGAAGAGCAAGGTTGGGGTGGCGAAGGCGAATGGCTAAATGGTAAGAATATATCTATCTCAGAGTATGGTTGGAAATGTCGTGAATGCGATAATGAAGAAGAAGATACTCCATATTGTGAAGAATGTGATTTTGACACCTGCCCTTCGTGTGGGTATAATGAATCAGACGAGCCATGCGTTGAGCACAGAGAGGAAGCAAATGCTTGATACAGACGACCTATTCTCAGATAGAGTAGGAGAACATATATTAGGTGCTATTCAAGTTGATATTGAAGAACATCTATTTGATGAGTGGAATAACTCTAATCTAAATGAAGGTAATCTATATGCTGAGTATAGATTCTTTGAATTCGCTACACCTGAAATAAAGAAACAGTATAACGAGCACTACGGATATGTAGAAGGAGATGAGTTTTATTTATGATTGACTATCTAAAGAACTATCTTGATTTACATCTGCAGTCTTTGAATCAGGACCTAGAACAGTTGTCTATTCAAATGGATAAACTTGACCCTGCGTCAAAAGATTTTGCTGAGTTAGATATTGAATATAACTTTACAAGTGGACAAGCCAGTGCCACATCGCATATAATTGCTGTAATAATGGAAAGGGAAGAAGAAAATGGAACTACAGCCTAATCTGCAGAAACAGATTGACCTTGGTTCATCTGGCCTTGATATTATACATGGAGAACTCAAAGTTCTTATGTTGCAGGCTGAAGATGAACTACGTATGGCACAAGAAACTGAAGAGGAGAACGACTACTCAGACGCATTAGAATCTATGGAACGAAAGTATTGGGAGGGTCAGTTAGACGCTCTATCACATGTATATGAGTTAACATATGCGCTGTCATTTGCTATAGCAGAAAGGGATAAGCAATGAGTTTAGATCTACAAGAACAAACACGCAGGGATGACGCATTCAATCAGTTATTATCTATTAATGAACAAATAACTAATCTGGACCTATTTCCTTCACTATGTTGGGTATGGACCTTTGATGTTATTAAAGATATCTTTGACAATGAACAGCCTAATGATGAATCTATTTCATTTGTAGATGAGGTCATTGCAGAGGGGGTAACTTTAAAACAAATCTTTGATAAATTCTTTGAAGATTCAGATTCCTTGGGTATTAGTATGGACCTAGGAGGAGAGATCATTGAAGAGACTATTAGAGATTGGATGCGGGAGAATGACTTCCTGGTTGCCCTGGATGATGACGGGTGGTTAGAATAATGTATGAGCAATTGACACTACCCTTAGATTTTGATACAATGGAAGAAACGACTATGAAAGGAAATAATGACGACTTATAGAATAGAAGCCAAGAGGGAGATTTACTATGAAGTTCCTATTGAGGCTAACTCAGAACAAGAAGCACTAGACAAACTACAAATGATAGAGATAGGTCAAGATATTGAGGACTATGCCTATGAGTGGTTTCCACTTGACATTGTAGAAATTACAGAGGAGGAATAGTGGGAGCCCGTTGTACTTTTGTATTTAAAGATACACATGATACCGCTATAGCACTATACAGCCACTGGGGTGAGAGTACTATGTATCAGGACCTTGCTGCAGCCTTGAAACATGCAATGCCACGTATTGAGATGAACGATACGCCATATGCAACTCGTATGGCAATCTGTTGGCTAATGCAAGATAGCATTCTTGATGAGACTGGCTTTGGAATTTTTCCAATCACCCAGCCTGATAATATTGGGGGATTTGAACATCCAATATTAATTGACTTTACTAGTAATACAATCAAGGATGATACTGGTACTCATAGTATTGATGAGTTTATTAGATATCATACTATGCAAGAAGAATATTTAAAAGTTTAACTGAGGGGCCTGATTCTGACAGGCCATAGACGTGGGGTGGGGTCCCCCACGCATATAAGGACTGGCGCACGGTTTGTCGTCGTACTTGCGCCAGTCCAACCTATTTGATACAATGAAAGGCTATGATGAGGAGACTTGGACTACGAATACCTGCTTCTAAGGAAGAGAAGGTTGCTGTTGCCATTGGCAAATTGTTATCTGATTATTCTTTAGATTTAGAAGCAATAGGAAAATATCTTGCTACTACACAACCATATTTAGTTTATTCCAGAAGTATTGAATTATTAGAAGCAACAAAATATAATAAAGAAGTTGCTGAATATAATCAAATTGGAAAATACTATGGGCAAGGGACATTGTTCTAATTTAATATCGCACATCACGCAGCTCTGTGGTGTGCGATTTTGCCTCGACAAACCAAACATAAAAATCATTTTATATTACGAAGATCAAAAATTTTTCCCATAAATTTTATTACGATATCAAATTAAAAATCCCAGAATGTTTTATATACTGTATATAGGGATAATGATATGTTTTTTATATTCCCCCGCAAAAAACATTACGACGGGCCTCAAAAAATCCCAGATTGTACCAGATATATTATAGTTTGTCAAGCAGCTTTAAAACTCGGCGGTATAGTGGTAGAATAGATACTATGCTATCAACAGAAAATAGAGCAGGTATATTAGCTGAATTATGGATTCAATATAGAGATGATAAAGGTTTTAAACCTTTTATGGAATATAATGATTTAGGATTACCATTAGCATATTTGTTTATGGAAGGATTGACTAGTGGATTATCAGATACAGGTGTTATGTATGTTAATGAAACATTTGATCTTTTCATGTCTACCCTGGAAATTTCTGAAGAGGATCTAGAAGAAGGAATGAACCTCGAAGCTGTGCTGATCACGGCTGCCGAAAAGCACGGGGAATAAAAAAGATTACGAAACTACCCCTATTATCCCCAAACATATAAGCTAAAAATATATTACGAAATTATCAGATTTTTCCCTGAACTTTTAAAACTTTTTAAAACATTTTATAACATTTTGTTATCATTTTCCCACATTTTTGGACATTTTTATATACCAATATATGAGATATATTTGTCCATATTGTGTATATATAATGCTATTTGACAAATGGATATATATGTGATAGGGGATTTGGGATTACGGCCCCATCGTAAAATGTGCTCAATTCCCCACTATCCTCCACTTCTCACCACTTTCAGCCATATGTTATTTATTTCAGTAAGATTTATTTGTGGATAAACCTGTGGATAAATAGATAAAAATGTGGATATCTGGTATCATAGAAACATGTATTGTGATCATGTTTATAACTATGTTTTTAGTGACATATGTCCAAAATGTGGAGGGTATACACATGAACCAGATATGGCATTACAGAGTAAATTATTCAAAGAATACTATAACTCAGATGAGCCTAAAAAATATGTATGTCCAATTGATGGAGGAACATTAAGGGGATGGTGGAGCATATAATGGATATAAGGGGAATACCTACTCCTATTTGCCCATGTTGTGGATCTAATCTATTACGAATATCTGTTCAATTTAATCCTGATACATATGAGATAGATCAATACTTATTAGATGATGCTTCATGTAGGGAATGTGGGTGTCTTTTGACTGCCCCCACTCCTTTAGACCATCCAAACAATACTTGACAAGTATTCTATACCTCGTGTATAATATATACTAGAGACGTTGGCCTTACCCTTTCTGGGGTCATTTCCTCTCTTCCTGAGCATGAAGCAAAAAGGCTCCCTTTCTGTTATATAATAGATATATGAAACAAATCACTCAGGAAATTTTTCCCATCCAAAGAGATATTGATGACCATATAGATGAATATGAAAGTATAGGAATAGAATGAAAAAAATGTTTATTTGTCCAGTATGCAGGACTAGGGCGACATATGAAATTGTTGATCCTAAAGAGTTTAGTTATAAGTTTGAGATTGATATAACTACCCCGCCACAATGCCCCTGCAAAAAGGGACAAATGATTGATATGGCTAGTAACGAATACGCCTACGGAACTAAATAAACCATATTGGCCTGTAAAGGGCCAAATGGTGGTTTTATATTTCTATTTTGCGCCGAACTTTAAAGCTGTAATGAGTGATATAATATTATTCTAGTATGGATAAAGATCTGCTAGACCGCATAGCAAGAATAATATTTCCTTATTTAAAAACAAAACATAAAGATAAAGAATCTCATGATATTGCCATTCGTATTTTAGAAGAGATTGACAAAGATGCGCCTAAATGGTATACTCATGGATAGGAGAACATATGCCTAGTCAAAATACTAAGTGGTATCAAGATGTGCGCCTTATACAGGCTTTAGATGTAATGCGTCAAAGAAATATGGATTTTATGTCTAAATGTTATTTCTGTGGTACAAAATCAATTGGAATAAAAGCTATTGAAGAAAAGCTATATTCAGTTTGTATAACACATCAGGACAATAAGTGACTTTATTAGTTGCTGGAAGTACAGGATCACTTCAACATGCATATCATTTTTGGATTGCTTATTTTTTGCCATCTTGTGAATGGTTAATTGATAACCCAGAAGAAAAAGATATTAAAATGGTAGATTGTGGACCAATGAATCATTGGATAGAACATCTAAAAAAATATAGAGATATACAAATAGTAAAGCCAAGTGAGGCATTAAATATGTATATTACTGGATCTAAACTTAAAGTTTTTGATAGGTATGATAAAGTTTCAAATATATTAAATCTTAATTTTATTTCAAGAATAGATGAAATTAAAAATATTTTTTTTAATCCAATAACTCCAGATAATACAGAAATAATAGTTATTGAAAGAAATAAAGAAATTCCATTTTATTCTAGCAAAGAAAGTGATAATAAGACTGCTGCTGCAACTAGAAGATCTATACCGAATATGTTAGAATTAATAAAATTATTTAAAGAGTTTGGAATAACTAAATCTGTAGATGGCACTATATTGTCTGCCCAAGAAACAGTAAATCAATTTTCAAATGCCTCAATAATAGTTGGACAACATGGTGCAGGACTTACTAATATGGTATGGATGAGACCAAATTCTACAATTATTGAAATTTTTCCTAAAAATATAAAAAATTATAAAAATTATGAAGAATATAAATTTTTAACAATGTATAAAACAATAGCACAAAAAATGAATTTTAAATATTTTCATATTGAGGCACAAGATGAAGATAATTGGCATTCTAAAGTTGATATTGATATACTTAAAAAAGAAATGAGGAAAAACGTATGGAAGTACAATTAATTCCAAACTTTATTGATGTTGAAGATTGTAATAAAATGATTAATCGTATTGAACAACTTATTTCTGTTGGAGATATAATAGTTAGAGATGATGGTCGTGTTGGCATAATAAATAAAGATGATGAAATATTTAATGTATTAGTAGAAAAATATAAAAATAAAAAGAATGAAATTATTAAAGATGATTTTATTGTTTATAATGGCTATATATCAACAAAATATAATACTAATATTGGCATGGAAGATCATATAGATTCTGCAATTGGAGAAGAGATGGGTATTCTTATGTATCTTAATGACGATTATGAAGGCGGAGAATTTACTTACACTGATGATGGTGGAATTAAATATAATATAAAAGCTAAAAAAGGAGATATGATTTATTGTCCATCTTGGTTTTTACATGGAGTAAATAAAGTAACATCTGGAGTTAGATATTTTTTTACAATAAGCTTATTAAAAAGTAATTGACAAACTATAGTTAATAAACTATAATGTATATATGGCTGAAATATCGTTTGAAATTTTTAAAGGTGGTCATGAGTTGATTTATTGTACAGTTTGCTATTCAGTTATACCGCCACAAAAACAATCAGCACATGTTAGATGGCATGATAAATTAAAAACAGAAAGGCAACATGGATAAAAATAAAGTTGTAATTTGTAATTTTTGTAATAAAGAAATAGAAGTTCGTTGGGGTATTTTTGCACATGACACTTTATCAAGACATCAAAAGGAACATAAATGAAAAAATATTCTTTTCCAGATCCAGATAATGAAGGGTATGAGATAGTTATACCCCATGAAATAGTTAAAAATATTATAGTTAATTATTTACAAAAAACATTTTATTGGTCAATTGGAATTTTATGTTTACTTATTGGATTTTTAATAGGAATTATTGCTTGACTTTTTGTTTTAGCAATGGTAAACTGATATAGCTGTAAAAAGCTGGATTAAAGCGTAACTTAGGAAGTTAGGAGATAAAATGAATCCAGAAATTACTTTGGTGGGTCGTTTAGGTAACGATCCAGAGAAGGTTGGAGGCACTGGGGTAAAACTGAGGATTGCTACAAGTGATCGTAAGAAAAATGATAATGGTGAATGGGTTGACAAGGATACATCTTGGTGGACTGTCAAGCTTTGGGATTCAAAGGCAAAGCAAGCCTATCAAACATTAAAAAAGGGCCAAGAGATTATGGTCCGTGGAACTATCTATCAAGAAAATTGGACAACAAAAGATGGGCAAGATCGTTCATCTTATGAAATCCGTGGAGAGTCTGTAGGACTAACATCATACTCACTCTCAAAGAACAATACAGCAGCAATGGCTGCATCATCCACTGAAGATCCGTGGAAGTAAAATAATGAAAGAGCAGCCAATGAAAAAATTAGGAATAGTAGCATTGGCTGCTTTTCTTTCTGCATTTGCAGGATATATAACTTTTAAAAAATTTATTGAATCATTTGAAAATTTTGAATTAGATTTTGATGAAGATGATGAATCACAAGATTTTTAATTTAGATATTGTAGAACATAGATCAAAGCCACCATTACGTTGGTTTGCTAACATATGTGGTAACATATCTGGATGGGCTATCATGCCTATTGCAATTTTAGATGAACAAAATAATTTTGGTTTTAAATATAAATTGTATTCATTTATTTGGAGAATAACATGGCCAATATATTACAAGTTTGGTACATTCTATGAATTTGATTTTGATATGAGCGGAGATGGATGGAATGACTATGATGAGAATGATGTGCCATATTGGGAAAAAACAGGTACAATAGACCCTTATATAGTTGACGATATATGGAACAATAAAGAAAATATTTGGGACTATATAGATGAAGAAACAGGAGATGCCTTTCGGCTAATAAAAAATGGAATCAAATAAAAGAACTTTAATTAAAACCTTTAGTTGGGAAACTTTTCACCTTGTTGGTGTTGCAGGAGTAATATATTTATTTACAAAAGAATGGGAATATGCTAGTCTTGGTGCTTTAATTTATATAGCGTGGGAAGCATTAGGATATTATATTCATGAACGTTTATGGACTAGAGTAAGGATAAAATAATGGGACAGTGTGGTTGTGGATTTTCAACTGATTACCCCGAATGTAACGGTACTCATAAAGTTGTTAAATCTCTTAAAGATAAAATTATTGAAGAAATAGAAAAAATACCACTACAAAGTAATGGTGCTCAATTAAATGCGGTAGGTATGAAAATATTAGTAATTGATGCTATTAAAAAGGTTAAGGGTGTCTAGCTGGGCATGTCCCTGTAATGGCTGTAAAAAGGCACAGAAAGTCATTATAGACCAGATCATTGAAGAGTATAGGTCTTGTCCCAACATAACAGAATCCGAAGAAAAACTATATTGTTATACATGGTGGAGACATGATGATTGTTTAAGAATAATGAATTTATTGAATAAGATTACGAAGGATAATAAATATACCCTTCCAAATAAGGAACATTAGCTCAGTTGGTTAGAGCCCCCGACTCATAATCGGGTCGTCGTAGGTTCAAGTCCTACATGTTCCACGCCCTTATAGCCCAGTGGTAGAGGCAGACGACTTAAAATCGTCCAAGCGTTGGTTCAAATCCAACTAAGGGCACGATATAATAGTTATGGAGGATATATGATAATTCAAATAATTGGTTTGCCTGGATCTGGTAAAACAACATTAGCAAAAGCATTGAAAGAAAGAATTAATGCGATTCATTTAAACGCAGATGAAGTTCGTGCAACAGTAAACTCTGATCTTGGATTTACTACAGAGGATCGTATTGAACAAGCAAGACGTATGGGAGAAATGGCAAGACTTATTTCTAAACAAGGTGTTGCTCCAGTAATTGTAGATTTTGTATGTCCAACAGAAAAAACAAGAGAAGAGTTTGGATTTGCCAATGTTATTATTTGGATGAATACAATTGGATTTGGTAGATTTGAAGATACCAATAAAATGTGGGAATCACCTTCTTATTGGGATGTTCAAATAGAAGGACATATTGATACACAAGATGTAAATAAGAATGTAGATAGAATTATTAAAGAGATGGCGTTGTTTGATTGGTCTGCTCCAACTACCCTGCAACTTGGCAGGTATCAGCCTTGGCATGAAGGACATCAGGCTCTTAAGAATGAGGCACACAAAAGAACAGATCAAGTATTAGTTGGAGTGCGTAATACATACGGTACGTCTGAAAAAGATCCAATGACATATAAAGAAGTAGAACATTATATTGAAAAAGATAATTTTGATAAGAATACATTAATATTAAGATTACCAAATATTACTAATATAGTTTATGGTCGTGATGTAGGATATAAGATTGAGCAAGTTGAACTACCTGCAGAAATTCAGGCTATTTCAGCAACA